TATTAGAATCAAGGTAAACATTTATATAGTACCGAGTAGCATCCATATACTGAATGTTCGCATATACGCCGCTTACCTTTGTCTTTGAGGTTATAGCCGTAGTCCAGGTATAGGGAAGGCTACTCAGAGCACTCTCTGTAGAAGCCTCAAGCGTCCTTCTGCCCTGTAGGGCATAGGCCGGTACGGTAAGACATAGAGCCAGAACCACAATCAAAAAACTAGACAGTAATTTCTTCATATTTTTTCTCCTTTGTTAAAACATGAAATATCGCCAGTATCAATAACATCAAAGGGGTCAGCCTATTCATTCTCATAGGAAAAGCCCCTAACATATTCACAGCTATAGACACAAGACCGGCTGTTACAATAAGTAATTCTTCGGTCTTAACTGCCCTTATAAATCTCACTACGAGCGTAATAACAAACCCTACGAACAACGTAAACCCTATCAGCCCTGTCTCAAAGAGTATCTGAAGCCAATCGTTGTGAGTCCTAAGATACATGACCCAATCGCCCTTATACTCGCCGATTTGCCAGGGTTCTCTATCGTGATCGAGTATATCCCCTGAGTTCGCCGGATAGACCATCTTAAATGTAGCTAGGCCATACCCCTTGATAGGTCGTTCCTTGCATAATTCAATGGTTCTAGGCCAGCATTTAAGCCTTCCTGACCAATGATTCTTGTGTAATAGACCGCCTGCGGCCCATGTGCAGTATCCATAGGTGCCTAAAGCGATCAAAAGCGCGCATATAACCCATAGTTTCTTGTTCATTTTAAAGAAAGTGTAGAACATTATGCCCGCAGAGAGCGATATAAAGGCTCCCTTAGTCCTTACAACGGCGCATATTATCAAAAGAGGTATGACAAACCACTTCTTTTTAAGGCATACACCCCCTGCGATACAGGCCAAGAAGCTTCCTAGTATCTGAGGGTTGCCCAATGTACCAAATATCATATTGGGGGTCTTGTACATATTCAAAGCAAAGTCTTTGTTCAAGAATTGAACAATACAGAAGAACACGTTTATCAACAATATAGCTACAAATATATCCTTCTGTGCTATCAAGGTCTCCTTAGATTGCCTTATGAGCAGAATATACCACCCAAAACAAGCCATAGTAAGCACATACCCCATGATAGACCATTCCGGATAAGCACTCAAAAAGACGTTTATATATAGGTAGGGAATCAACATGCGTAGGAATATATTATGCTTAGACATAAGCAAAAGGAAACCCAGCACGCCCCCGACTAAGGTGACGAAAGCAACTATATAAGTTGAAACCGCCATCTCAGTCGGAAGCGGGATGAGCGAAGCACTCAATATCAATATGATTGATATTAAGTATTTCATATTACATTACCATTGTGACGTATATCTGAAAACGCCATTATAAAGATAGAAGTCACTCGTCGCGTTATACGTTGTCGCATTACGCGCGGGCCAACACCTAAACACTATCATGTCGCCGGCAGATATATCAGCCCCTGTTGAATACGTCAGGGTTATCTGATCTATTGTAGCGTCTGCAATGCCGCCATCTACAGCATTTGCAGTACCATCACCAGAACCATATACACCTACTGGATCTAAGTCATATTGCTGGTATCCAGTTTCAATAACATCGTTCTTGTATATGACCACATCCCAGTCAACATACTGAGGCGTAGAATAGCCTGGAGTTGCTACATTCGAGTTTTGGCAGGTCAGCACAAACGAAGGCCCAGTCCTATAATCAGGGGGAACTCTAAACGACGTAAATATCGGTGAAGAGTTATTGTGTCCCTGGTTATTGGTGTAGGGATTCGTTATAACAAAGGATTCGTTATTCGACCCAAACATCCACCTTACATAAGGAGCAGTAGCAGATAACACTACCTGCGGAGTTGCATCATACGCAGTTGTTAATATGCTATTATCGCCATCCCTATAAAAGTTGATTAACGGGAGATTAACTTCCCTTGCTGCACCGGTGGTGGTGATGACGGATTTAAACGTAGCATTTCCATCAGCATCAAGAGTGTAGCCCACCTGGTTGGTCTGATCTCCTGCAAAACACGGAGAAGTCAGCAATAGTAAGGTAAACGCTAAAAACAAAAGCTTTTTCATATTTTTATCTCCTCTAGCTTTTTAATGAAAAAATCTGTCCAGTATGGTCTATTGAAATTTACTCTACTATTACATTGATTGCACAAAGTTATCAAATTGTTATCTTTGCAATTTTTCTTTATGTAATCAATGTGGTGGATAACCAAAGAATAGGCATATATTAAAATATGCTCTTCTTCGGTCAACTCACATAGTTGGCATACATAATGATCACGTTTGCGTATTTTTTCTTTGAGAATATTGTTAAACTCAAAGGGATAGGGCAAAAATTGAATACCACCTCTCCAATTAGGAGCTTTACTTCCTTGTATAGATGGTTTAGATATTCCTGTTTGCCCTATATGCATACACTTATGCGAACAATATTTTGCACCACTAAATTTAATAGTAGAAGGTTTTACTTTAAAAGCTTTGTCACATACTTCGCAAATTCTTGCAGTCCTATTGCGCTTTGCAAGGCCGCGGCATTTTCGAGAACAGTATTTGCCACCACCCCGCTTTACCCAATTGGGATAAGTTTTAAACTCAACAGAACATACTGGACAAATCTTTTTCATTGCGTTTTTCCTATAAACCAGTTGAGGCGAATCCACACCTCCAATTGCTGGCTCCAAGGTCATATATCATACGACCCTTGTGGTTATATACCTCGTCTTCCTCATCTATCCAAGACGAGAACGACGGTCTTGCCTGCCAAACCACCTTGAGCATACCCATGCTCTTAAAGATGATATACCAAGCTGTGTTCGACCCACCATGAACGGAAGCAAGGTATCTCCATTCAATAGGTGTATATGTACCATAGAACCTGTTTATATCTCTGTTCGCCGTTCCAGGTCTCTCCATGGCCCTGTCAGACAAAACTCTTGCTACAGGCCCTCTCAGCGCAGGCGCATAACCAATTATCGGATCTTCATCGGGCTCAATCGGAATCCCTTTAGGATCGAAATAATTGTTCATGATCTGCGTCTCCGCAAGCTCAAGGTTATCATGCGAAAAGGCACCTGACAAAAGGTTATCATACGTTGTACCGGTTTCAGAAGAGTTCTTCGGGTGGTCTGTATCGAAAAGATACTGTCCGTCCGGAGCCGCTGTTGTGAAACCGTTATATAGATGTGCTGCGGAGTTCTTCTCAATACTAGCTCTACCTCCACGACCCATCGCCTTAACATCGTCTTCTTTCTTTAGAAGCGCATACTCGTCCTGGTCAACCGATTCAAAAGACGTTGCAAGTTTCTTCCAACGCTTTGAAGGGGTGTAGGTCTTCGCATACCCTAGGATGGGGGTCTCATATCCGCCACCCTCGCCTTCATTTGCATCTACCCACTCACCTAGCGCGCTCAAATCATCAACCCTGTGTTCCTTAGTCACGTCATCAATAACATCATAAAACATCGGATGTTTCTGAGTAGACTCTTTGTAGGTTGACAGAAAGAACTCGTCATAGATAGGAGTATACAGTTCTGCTACTTGTGCTCTTGTTAAAGCCATTGTACCCTCCTATTTATGAAAGGTTAGACTGGAAATGCCCTATGGCATATCCGTAGGTATTTGCCGCAACCGCTGCGGTTGATACATCAATATCCTCGATAAAGAACCCAAGCGATTCTGTCGCGCCGATAGTATCACTTATATCAAGGTTATTTACTGCTTCGAGATCACATATCGTTCCTATTGCTGTAGTCGTGATAAGAGCATCTGCCGCTACTGGTACGACAAACCGATACTTTCTTAAAGGTGGTATAACCAAACCTACTTTGCCTGAAGCAATAGGTTCGTTTGCGATACCGACAAAAGTGCTTGCAAACGGTGTGGTAGCATTTGTAACTGCTCCTGCTCCATCTGTATGTAACGCATCGCCTTTAAGAATAGTAACAGCTGCCGCGGTAAAGGCAATAACTCCACTCTCATCAAGCTTACTTATCAGGTAAAAACCTGTAGCTTGAAAGTTAAAGGTCTTAGCCATAATTTCCTCCGCTAACTTATAGGATACCTAACAGAAGTTGGAACATCGGAGGGTTTTCTTTCCAGGTGATGCCAGTCACATTCAGGGCAAGGAACGACGAAATCTTCAGTCTGTAAAGAGAATATCTTAGTATTACATTGTCCACATACATAATACTTTAATAGGTTCTCTTTAACTCGTCCCATTAAGCCACTTTAGCACCTGGGATACCTGCGCGCTCTTTTTTACGTTCTGCCAAGCGCTCCTTCGATATACCCGCTTTTGCTGCTATCCTTAGTTGATATTTCTCAACTTCATTGGGCTCTTTAGGAGAAGGAGTTCTTTCGCGGGTAGAAGATAAACCAGTAGCCCCATCAGCACCTTCTTGACGGGTCTGTTCATCATCCAAAGCTTCCTGTTTAGCTTTCTCTTTTATCTCAGCCAGTTCATCGTCGCTGAAAGAGTGCTTCTTGGATTCTTTGGGTGATTCCTTTGCGAGACGTTTTTCCATCTCTTTGACCACAAGCTCTGGAGCATCAGGTTTCCCTAAAAGGTTAGGGTCTTCTTTGAGAATCTCCGCGCATATACGCCATTTAGGATTTTCGCTTTTAAGGGTCTTGTAGATCTCATCAGGTGACTTACCTTCGTCCTTTAAAGCCTTCTCACGGGCGCTTGTGTTAAGCTCCGGATGGCTCTCGTAAGTCTTCTTCGCTGACGCGTCTTGCTTGTCGTATAATTTCTTATACTCATTCTTCAAGACGTTGACCTGCTGATCCTTATTCCTATCGCGCATACGCCGGATCGTTCTCTCAGTAACCCATACCTGTGCTTCAGCCTGGTCTTCAAGATAGAAGTCTTCAAGTTCGTCTTTAGACATCTCACGCCGGTCTGCTTTCGGTTTAGCTTTGTCCTCTTCGACATACTTCTCTAATCGAGCCGTATCTGCCTTCTTTAGTTCTTCCGTTTCTTTCTTTTGTACGTCTTCATCAGAAGCGACGGGTGCTTTTTTGAGTTCTCCTAGCTCCTTCTCTAAGTTGGATATTTTCTCTTTATCGGTATCCTTCTCAGAGCGAAACTTCTTTATCTCTGTAGTGAGTTCGCCAATACGCTCGTTGACCTTATCTTGAGCTGTTTTACTTAGCTTGGCTTTGTCACCCTCTTTCTTCTCCTGTTCATCTTTGACTTTTAACAGTTCAGCTTTACGCTTCTTCTGCTCATCGTCAAGCTTGTCTTCAGGAGACGATAGGATCGACTCATCCTGCGTGGCTTGGGCTTCGGCCTTCTCCCTTGCCTGTTTAGCTTCTAATTCCTTGCCTTTGGTCTCTTTAGCAGCTTGGTCGGCCGCTGCGGCACCCTTTGATTCCGCTTTGCCAGCGAGTATATCATCAGCGTTCTTGCCTGACTTCGCTAACTGTTCCCGTGCTACATCTTCAGCTGTCTTATTAGACATTTTTTCTCCTTTGCACCCTAGCTTTCAAGAGCAAGCTAGTCAGCTCATAAACTGTTATTCCTTTGTTTTCTTTGGTCGTCCTGTTTTCTTCGGTTCCTTTGGAGCTTCGACTTCAGGTGGAGCTTCCAGAGCCGGAGGCGCACTAGGAGCCGCGTCTTCAGCTTCAAGCCGTGTCTTATAATTATCTAGCTTGGCCTCGCGTTCCCTGGACTTGTTATTCGCATCAAGCGCGTCCTTCTTAGACATAAACTTCCTTGAAGGATCATCCGGCTTAGAAATAACAATAAGCTTTTCCTTTTTACTTGTTACGACTTTCCCTTTATTCTTTCCCATTACTCTATTCCCCCTTTCAGATCTTTTTTAAGTTGATCGATTCTTTCGGTCATTAACATTACTATCCTGTCGGTACTATCAGCTTTAGCAAGCCAATTTGAAGCCCTCCTATCATCACCAGCTCTTAGGTGCGAATGTGCCTTTTTCATACAAGCATTTTTATATCTTGCTAGAACAGTTAAATAATACTTCCACTCCGGAGATAAGCGTATCTTCTGGAGCCCGTCGAGCAGCTCTATGTCAGGACTTATTCTTTCTGTGGGGTCTTTGCCCATTATATCTTCCTCGTTCCATATGTATGAGCCCTACGAGTCGGGCCGCCTTTAGGCTTATTATCTATTTTGAGCGGGTTCTTATCAACCAACTCTAGCTGTTCTGAATCAATGCTCCAGATAACTATTTCTGTAGTACCTTTTTTTGGTTTGGGCTGAACACCATATTGTACGCAGCCATTAAGGTACTCTGTCTTAGAAACTATTATCCCTACAATCCCCGATATTCTATCCCTTGCCTTCACCCCTAGTTTAATCATTACTCCTCCTTTATCCCTGAACGGTTCTGGTTCTGTACCATACCCGCAGCCAGCTTGTCAGTCATCTTCTCTGTCTGCATCTTGATTAGATGGTTCTGGAACTGTACGACAGTCTTGGCATAGTGTATGTCAAAGTTCTGCCTATATTCCTCATCAAGCTCAAAGTATTTCTCCTGCTTCTGTTGGGTATGACCCAAGAAATGCTCTACAGGGTCTTCACCAGCAACAAGCTCTACCGTATCACCCTGCTTTAATTGAGTCCATTCATCTGAGACCTCTTGAGATGTGCCTTGAGGTTTCGGAGGCTTCTGCCCTAGATACTTCTCCGTATCTAAGAAACCCATAGCCTTATAAGCTTCAGCCCAAACTTCATAGTTACCGGAAGGATTGACCCTAGGATCTATCCATAGATTGCCCTCTGAGGTCTCTAACGCCCACATGCGAGCCTGTCTTTCAAGGAGTTTTGAGCCGGCTAGGGTATCGGGGAGCATACGAACGTCGTATTTACCGCGTAGGGTCTTGATTGAGAGGTTCTTGAACACCATTTTACCATCTTTGCCCAGTACGCGCTCACCAAGCCCAGGAGGTGCCCAGTCCTGGTACATGTTCATAAGCATGGTAAGACCTTCACATAGCTCACTCTGCAAGCGTCTGACCCATAGGCTGAACCTTGTCTCAGACCTCTCGTTTACTATATTGTCCCTTGTAGCTGTTGACTGCCCGCTTTGAGAGGTTAGGAAGTAACTCGCTGATCCTGTAAGCTTCTCAAGCATCTCAAAGAGGATTTTTATATCAGACTCAGCCCAGGCCATTGATCTCTGTATATTGGGGAACATAAGGTTGTCTCTTAGCGGGCCTTCTGCGATAGGGTACATAGTCATAGGCACAAGAGGATACTCCTGCTGACCATATCCCTCTGTCTCATTGGGAACGTAGAACCCAAACGGACAGTTTGTGACGTACTGGAAGTCTGACTTCTGATTGTATATATTGTTGAAGGCGTTTACGATAGGCGAGATAAGCCTTACCAAACCCTTACCCTTAACGAATCCTGGCCGGCGAATAAACGCTCCCCCTACGAAGGGATATTTCCCAGTTCGTGTTATTTTTCTGAGGGGCTTACCAGCCAGGAAAGTCATAGTCGTAAGTTCTACGATAAACCGGTATTTCTCTGTCCTTTTGCCCTTCTTATAGTTGCCATACCAACAGTAGATGTCTATAGGCAAAGACTTCATATGATCATCTGTGACATCAGAAAGACCTAGCTTATCGGCTTTCTCTCTACTAAGCTCTCTCTTTTGGTACTCCAAAGACATACCCTTGAACTTTTCAACGGTCTTTTCGTCTACATTCATGTATATATTACGCTTACCACCATCAAGGATCTCATCCGCGTACTGATGTAAGACGTGGATTAAATGAGGAAGCTTCTGTAAATCACAGCCATATCGGGGTAAGAGCAGGTCTTCAAGGTCGGCTATATTCTCCATCACGCCTCTCTCAAAGCGCATTTCCTCGGTCTTTAAGGTATATCCACCGTCTTTCTTGGGTATTCTCTTATCTACCCAGTCATACCACACGTCCCAATGGATATAAAAGGTTGAAAAGCCATGAACGAGCTTGTTATGTATGAAATCATCTACTTCCGGCTCGCAGTTTGCCTCTTGTGGCCCAACTACCCACTTACCGAATCTCTCGAAGTTCTCCTTATTATCTATATCATTCTTCTCTGTAGCCACCGCGCTCATGCTGTTTACGTTCCAGGTCGTAGCGAAAAGAACCGCATTATATGTATCTATTACAGAAGGACAAAGACCCAGGTTCCTATCGGACTGCCAGGAGGCTTTCTTGAGGTTTTCTATAAGGGAAGGCTTCTCGCACTCATATTGCTGTATATCTACTCTTGTGTCTGAAACCCAATTAGCCATGACCTGACGGTCTGTCTTAGCATCGTCTTCGACCATAGCACATATCTTCTTTTGCTGGTCAGCGGAAAAGCCATCTGTCTCAAGATCCGGCGGCAGCCTTTCTGCTATCTTATCTTGCTCTGATATTGGGTTCTTTTCTTTCGCCATTATCGGATACCCTCTCTTTTAATGCGTTTTGCGAGCTTCTGTGCCTTCATACGGGCCTTTGCGAGCTTTAGCCTACTCTCTAGTGGGCCAAACAGTCCTTGCATCGCCTCGGCCTCGTCAGCGTACTCTCCTGGCTTTTTAAACTGTCTATGAGATAGGGGGGGTTGCTTCAACCTCTTCTACCTTTCCCCATGCCACGTCCGCCACCACGACCAAGCCCAGGGCCGCCACTCTTGCAGCCACCGGTGTTGCGATTCCTTCTACCTCCACCCTTCATACCTCTACCACGACCTGCACCTCTTTTTCTTCCATATACAACAGCCATTAGTTTTTCCCTCCCTTGATAAAGTTCCTGAAACCTCTTTTATTCTGTAAATCAGTAATTATCTTGTTGTTCTCCTGCTGTGCCTTGAACCTATGTGCGGCCATGAACATAAGCTGTTGTGCGATAGCGAAGTCTGCTCTGCTTCTTGCAGCGTGATATTCGTTCTCTGTAGCTGGATTTACCAGAGTAGCCAAACCCTTTGGGGTTCTAGCTATAGCCACTACCAGAGTGTTTATGTCAACAAAGTCATCCGGATTCGCTTCAAATGCCTTCTTCTTGTCCTCTGGTGATAACTGGCCTGGGTCTATCTTCTCTTCTCCGCCGTTTCCTGGCTTGTTTTCCATCAATACACCCTTTCATGCTGCTGTTCCGGATCAAATCGTTTCCCACCCACTATGAACTTAGGATCTGCCATCCAGAAGTAACGGTCAAGGTCGCAATTACCTGATAAAAAAACTCTATTCTTTCTTCTAACAACCAATGTTCCATTTGGAACAGTTACACAAAACACTTCACCTTTATAATCTACAAAACTATACTGCTTTTCTCTATTATCTTGCCCGCTCTTACACACAGAAGCAACTGTTTTAAGTTTTGCAGTTATCCAATACTGAGTAGCATATCCGTTCTTAGGCTTTACCTTAATTAAACCACCTGTCTTATGCGATGGCTTTCTTATAGTGACACCAGAAGGGATACCTAAAAGCGTTAGCATCGCCTGAATATCATCAAAAAGCTTTTTGCTTATTGTGCAATAAGAACAAGTGCCATCTCTATTTCTTTCCCAGCCATCACCATAAACAAGGAATTTCCATAGTCCTAATAACTCTTTCCGAGACATTGACCATACTTCTTCAGGAAAACGTTTAGTATGAGAATTTCCCAAAGAAACCAGTTTATTCCAAAGAACTTTACACGAAACCACAAAAGCCTTGCCATTATATTTAAAATGAAACGGTAACCTATCTAACAAATCTTTAATCTCATTAAAATGTTTACTGTCTTTGCTCTGAGATATATATACCGAATAACCTCGTCCTGGTATTTGTATCTTTCCTCCATTAACTCCGGCAGCACATCCTTCAGACAAATAAATACCTAAAAACTTACCCCAATCTTCTCCTTCAACTACATATTTCCCTATTGTTATCTTTTCTATACCGACTTCATCCATGATCCCATTACAAGCTATGGGTATTCTCACCTGTGGCTTAATATCCTTTGCTAATCTAAATTTAATTTGTCCTGGGTTAGAACCTGTTGGTTGAGTAACAATCATCATTTTGTGCTCAGGTGTTACGCTCATATTTACACATTTAGCATTTATGCTTAACATTTTTCCTTCATAGTAATATCTAATGTGCCTGGTTGGTCTTTGAAACTCTAAATAGAAATTGCTATCTACAGTAGCAACTTTTTCCTCTCTTATATCAATAAACAGTTTCCACCCCCGCTCTGTCAATATCTCAGTTTCATTGTCAAAGCAGAAGTCCTTGTATTTCTCTTTGACCTTCACCTTGTCCTTCACATCTCCATCTGAGGTCATTATGTCTTTACGCGAGTATCTTGATGTGTGCTTAATCGAGTTCTGGCAGTTATCGGTTATGTAAAACTGAGGCTGTACTATGATCTCGCCATCCTTCTTCTTGTAGTGTAGAGCCTCTCTGACCCTTAGATGGCCTTCTTCGAGTGCGTCTATGCCATCTTTGAAGTCAAATCCTCTTGCTTTGAGCTGCTTCTTACACGTTGAAGTGGACTTGCCGCCCTCTTTTTCAGCTAGACGAACCGTACAGTTACCGAAGTTAGGGTCTATTACACGCTTGCGAACCTTCACTCCGTACAGTTCCTTGATGCCGCGTTCCTTCTCCCTTATGACTTCAGCGTAATCGTCATAAGTCTTGTCATCATAGAGCATTGCGTTAAAGTCTTGATTCGGATACTCCTCAAACTTATACGCTCTGCCGGTAGGATGAACGCCGTACCAAGCCATAGCGAAGGGTTTTCTGTCGTGCGGATCAAGCACATGCCATATCTGACACTCGCTGATCGGCGCTTCGTCTATGGGTATAACATGAACATTGTTCGAGAAGAGCATGTATATCTTACCGGTAAGGTTGATCGGCATACCGTAGATTCGACTCATGATCTCTTGATCGGTCATGAGACTGATCTCGTGCTTAGTCCTGGTCTGGTTTATATGGGGATTCTCTACAGTCCAGAACATGTAAAATCGCATACCATTCTTCTCTACAATGCGTGGTAACTCCTTATTTACAAGTGGAGCGAACTTGCTCTCTATGGTGTCGTGACCTTCAAATACATCTTGGATGAGATCCGTTACACCTTTGAGTGATGTCATCGTAATGATCATCTCGCCGTCTCGGTCAATCAGCCTCATCCGCTGCTCCCTGTAAATATCCCACGGGGGTTCCTCGTCATCCCAGATGCCGTCTATATCATCTGACTGGAAGCTTTCTCTCTGCTGATCGTAAGACTTGAATATTATGATAGAGCCATTGTCAAAGAGCAGTTTTCTATTGGTAAAGCCGTTTATCTCGTCGTATCTGCCGTACTTAATCCTGTTCTTGGGTACAATATCGTGAACCTTGCGTTGCTGTATATTAACAGAGTCCGAAAAGCTCTCAGCACAAGCCCACCA